TACCGAGAAGGACCAATTCCTCCAGGCGGCAGTCGAGACGCTCATGATTCAACTAGACCCACCCTTATTGCACGCGATTGTGGCGGGTGGCGAGGATGAGTTTGTGCGCAATGCGCGTGATAAGTGGACCGGTCACGGGTTCACCAAGAGCGATTACCAGCAGGCGTATCGCATCTTGCAGACAAAATCGCGCCAACAATTCATGGAAGCCCGAGGGTAAATCATGCCGCATGATGATGTGACGGGGGGCGGCTATCAGATTGTCGTGGCCGACACGGCGCTTGACGATCACGACCCTGAGGCCCTCCAGCGGGAAGCCACGAGGGATTTCTTGACGCTAGCCAAAGAGCGCTTCAAGACGATCACTGATGCGGAGAGCGTGTTGCGTCAGAAGATGCTAGAGGACCTGGAGTTTCGAGCCTCTGAGCAGTGGCCGGACGGTGTCAGGACGATGCGTGAGCAGGACAATCGTCCCTGCCTCACGGTGAATCGCATGCCGTCGTTTATCCGGCAGGTGACCAACAACCAGCGCGTGTCCAGACCGGCGATCGAGGTCAGCCCCACCGGAGACGCATCTGACCAGGCCGTGGCCGAAATCATCCAAGGGGTGGTGCGCCATATTGAAATTAAGAGCGATGCCGACGTGGCCTACACCACGGCAGGGGAACATCAATGCACGATGGGCCGTGGCTACGTGCGCGTGGTGACGGACTACATTGACGACGACAGCTTTTCGCTGGACCAGGAAATCAAGATCGCCCGGGTGCCGAACCCCTTTGCGGTCTACATGGACCCGAACAGCCAGCAGCCGGATGCGTCTGATGCGCGGTATGGCTTTGTTGTGGAGGACTTGCCGATCTCTGAATACCGTAACCGCTTCCCAGACTCTGAGCTGGCCGGATTGTCGGACTTTACGTCGGTCGGGAATACCGAGCAGGAGTGGATGCCGGAAGGCAACATTCGCATTGCCGAGTATTTTTACGTCGAAGAAGTCCGAGAAGAGATGGTGCTGCTCTTGTTGCCCGATGGACGTCGGGTGCGGGAGAAAAAAGCCTCACTCTCAGGGCCAAACCAGAGCGACATGACGGCTGGGGTGACGATTGTGTCCGAACGGGAGACCACCACGCGCCGTGTGCGGTGGGCCCTCATCAATGCGGTGGAAGTGTTGGAGGGGAACGAGGACTTGACGGGCGGTTTGGAGTGGCCGGGGAAGTATATTCCGATCGTGCCGGTCACGGGAGACGAGATCAACATCAATGGTGTGGTGGATTATCGCGGGATTGTACGCGATGCGAAAGACCCACAGCGGATGTATAACTATTGGGTGTCCGCACAGACCGAAATGATTGCGCTGGCCCCGCGTGCCCCGTTTATTGCCGCCGAAGGGCAAATGGAGGGCCACGAACACAAGTGGAACACGGCCAACGTCCGGAATTACCCCTATCTGGAATACAAGCCCAAGACCGTGAGTGGGCAACTCGCGCCGCCGCCACAACGTCAGTCCTGGGAGCCTCCTATCCAGGCCATGACGGCGGCAATTATGCAGTCGGATCAGGATCTGAAGGCTACTGGGGGCTTTAATGACGCCTCATTAGGGGTTCGGGGTCCGCAGGAGTCGGGACGGGCCATTCGGTCACGTCAGCAGCAGGATGAGATGGCGAATAGCCATTATCTGGACAATTTAGCGCGGTCAATTCGCCAAGTGGGGCGTATTGTCGTGGATTTGTTGCCGAAAATCTACGATACAGCGCGGGTCATGCGCATTAACGGGCTCGATGAGCAGGTTAAGAACGTCATGGTGTTCGCGGGGCCACAAAACACCCCAACAGAAGACCAAGTGGCGCAGCTCCCAGCGGGTGTCGAGGGGATGTATGACATTGGCGTGGGTCGGTATGACGTGACGGTCTCGGTAGGCCCCAGCTTCCAGACCAGGCGCCAGGATGCGACGGATGCGCTGACGAAATTCATCCAAGCCTATCCGGCGGTCTTCCCGCAGATCGGCGACCTCCTGGCGGAGAACATGGATTGGCCTGGGTCGAAGAAGGTGGCCGCTCGGCTGCGCAAGATGTTGCCGCCAGAGCTGCAGGATGATCCCAATGTCGCGGCGCTGCCTCCTGAGGTGCAATCCAAGTTGCAACAGCTGGAGATGCAGTTGCAGCAGGTCACGCAGGCATACGAGCAAACCAAGCAGGCGCTGGATACCGACCAGGCGAAGCAGCAGGCGCAAATTGAAATCAAACGTCAGGATATCGCAGCCGACGCTGCGGGTCAGGAACGCGATCTGCAGGCGAAACTCCAGCTTGAGGGCATCAAGCAGGAGGGAGAGAACGCCCGAACGCTCGCCAAGATTGAGCAGCAACGTGCGTCTGAGGTTTTGCAGACCGAAGTGAAACGGCTGGAGGGCATGATTGGGCGGAGCCTGGCAGAGTCGCAGGCGTCTGAAGCCCGTTATGAGAAGATGACAGAGGCTGAGCGAGAGGCCCGTCGGTCGGCACCGCCTGCGACGGCAGCGCCTGCGACGGCACCGCCTGGCACACCACCCACTGGAGGGACACGAGCATGACACTCAGGGTCGCGAGCACGACAGACACTCAATCGGAGGTAGAGGCGGCGACAGTGACGGTCGCTGACACCACAATGCCCGGTCCGGATGGGGATTCGTCCGATCTGAATACCACATCTGACACCGTGGAGGTGGCCCCGCGCTACCAGCAACCAGAGGTGTCTGTCGATGAGGCGGCTACAACGGAGACCATTGACGCGGCTGGCGACGGAGAAGAGTCTGCCACCGAGGTCATTGCCGAGGAACCCGAGGTCGAGCCCGAGCGTGAAGTGGCTGACGTGGAGGCCGCTGAGGATCAAGAAGATGACGCGGCTGAGAAGCCCAAGAAGCGTCGTCGTCGGGGTCGCTCCTATAAAGACCGGGCCAGTCAGCTTGCGAGAGAAAAGGCTGTAGAGAAGAGCCGTGCTGACGCGCTCCAGTCGGAGCTTGACGCCATCAGGATAGCGTCGAGGATGGCCGCGCCTCCGACGCCGCCCGTGAAGCCCGAAGCACCGAAAGCTCCGGACGAAAAGACGGTCGCTCTTGCCCCGAGGTATCGTCAGCCGGACGTGAGTCCGACCGTGGCGCCAGCGCCCAGCGCGGGTCGGCCCAGCCAGGATGATTTTGAAACTTATGAAGAATTCCAGGAGGCTCTGGTAGACTGGAAAGTAACTTTACGTCTCACGGAACGAGACGTGGTAGACCGCGAGCGCATCGAACGTGCGTCTACCGACCGTGCCCGGGAAAAGGTTGTCGCTGCGCACGAAGCGCGAATCGACACATTCCGTTCAGGGCATGACGATTTCGATGCCGTCATCGCGCAAGGGAAGGATTTGCCGATGACCAGACCCATGCAGGATTCAGTGTTGAACTCTGATATGGGTCCAGCGGTGATGTATCACCTCTGTCGATTTCCTGAAGAGTGCGACCGCATTGCGGCGCTGGCGCCGATGGTAGCCATTCGGGAGATGGGAAAACTTGAAGCGCGGATTGAGGCTGCTGGAACCGGCCCGGTCTCATCTGCGACATCCGTAACTCAGGCACCTCGACCTATCAAGCCGGTGGGTGGAGGCGCGACAGCTTCGACGGTACCGCTCGACCAGATGGACTATCAGTCGTTTCGGCGTGCCCGAGAGCGGGGCGCTGGGCGATAGAACGGTTTCGTCGTAGCACCAAGCGAGAACTGTTATGGCAAATACTCTGTTAACCATCTCCATGATCACCAGGGAAGCCCTGATGGTCCTGGAGAACAACTTGACGTTCACCAAGGGCGTCAATCGTCAGTACGACAGCAAGTTCGGGGTCGAAGGCGCGAAGATCGGCACCGTCCTGAACGTCAGAAAACCGCCTCGTTACGTGGGTCGGACGGGCACGGCTATCGGCATTGAAGATGCGACCGAGACGCAGGTCGCGGTGACGCTCGACACGCAGTTTGGTGTCGACATCCAATTCACGTCCGAAGACCTCGCCCTGAAGATCGACGACTTCAGCAAGCGGTTCATCACCCCAGCCGTTGCGACGATCGCGAACAAGATCGACAACGATGGCCTGGGCCTGTACACCTCCATCTACAACGCAGTCGGGGTTCCAGGCACCACACCCAATGCGCTGCTGACGTACCTGTCGGCTGGCGTGAAACTCGATGACAATGCGGCCCCGATGGATGGGGGACGTACCGTGTGTCTCACGCCGTTGATGCAGGCCACGATTGTGGACGCGCTGAAGGGTCTCTTTCAGCAGTCGTCTGCGATTGCGAGCCAGTACCAGCGTGGTCAGATGGGCACCGCTGTT